CTGAGGTGTGCACTGTGGTGTCTGGGCCCCCACGGGTCGCCCCGTGGCCATCACCACATGCGCGGATCATCCGCGCTCCCGAACCTCGAACAGTCCCCCATGGGTCCCATCAAGGGTTTGCAGCTTTCTGCTTCTTTTTCTTTTTCTTTCGATTTAGAAGCTCATTCGAAATCTCCTTAGCTTGGCTGGAAGCTTTCATTCCAGTCAAGCTACTTACCAACTTGATCCCAGCTTTTGCAAGTTGGGGCAAGACCAAGGCGGCAAGCTCCGGCAGCAGAGGCAGTAATCCAGCCCAGTTGCCGGCGGGCGCGCCGGCTACTAGGTGTCCAGATTGATTACGCATCTGTGCATGGATAGCGTTTATGAACCCATCTATTCCTAGAACGCTGTCCAATTGTTGGAACATATTGGATGCTCCAAACACACAACCAAATCCTATCGAGTCCTCAAATGACGCGGTGGCTGCCCTTGCCAGGGCTCCCGTCACCTCCGCTTTGATACAGAATTCATACTCGAAGTTTTGTGGTGCTCCAGCTGAGCTAACAAGAATTCCAAGAATGTATCCGGCAGGATAGGATCCATAGGAATCACTAGCAAATTGTAGTTCAGCTATACTATTTGGGGTCAAACAAACGTGGACCCACTCTTCCCCTATCGGGACTTTGTGAGTGCACGATTGATTTTGGGCAGTAGTATAGGTGTAAACACCCAGAGCATTATGATTAGGCTCTTCAATAAGGATATAGCTACCCCCGCGGTTGAGTTCGGTACCCGCATACCGAACATAGAGGGAAGCTGAGACAATCCTACTTTGGAGTCCAGCGGCACCTGTGGCAGTGAAATTGGCATTTGTCCAGGTGCCGTTAACGGCCGCGCCAGTTGTATTGGTAAACGCACCAAGCGCTGTACCAGCCCCCCCAACACTCGTAGCACCTGTGCTGAGGACGCCATTAACATCATTAACGATGTAAGGCGTGGCGATGACCCAACCATATCCGGTTGTGCCGGTAGAGAAAGATCCTCTACTGAAATACGTCTCCTTCTGAGAGAAAGCGGTCTGGTATGGAACCCAGGCCTCCTCCTTAACTTGGCGTGAATCATAGAGGGACGCCACCCAACGAAGGGCAGTGTCTGAAAGTCGAAACCCCGGATCCGAAGCTTTCGCCGCAATACTACCTGCAACACGTTCGGGTAGCATATTAGCGATCGCCGCTTGGGATTCTTTAATCGCATCTGATATAGGGAATGCAGATGTCATAGTCAGTATACGTTTGAAAAGGGAAATACGTCGCTAATATTTATTCTCGCTGCGATCCGAGTGGTCTTCGGCCAGCCCGACCAGGGCTTTTCACATACGGCCATAAGGAGCGGTATAAGTGTCTAGGAGATACGCAACATCGGTAGGTGACACTTTGGTGGAAGTATACTCTTCCACAAAGGACAGATCAGCATAGTAATTTTCCAAAGCTACCTGTTGTGTCGGTGGAACTAGAAACGCCTTCCAAAAGGACGCCCTAACCTCTTCCGAAATGGGCATTACAGCACGCTGTTGACGCATGTCTGTGGCAAAG